GCCATCCTCAATGGCCTGCCAGCCTTTAAATCTGGCGGAGATGTCAGTGGGAGACCTGTTATTGATGCTGCTTTTAAGGTATTATCAAAACTTCCGAAATAACGGAAACGGGGACGCCCGTATTACTCTGGCTGGAGAATTGTAATGTATGAGATGGCAAAACAAGCTCGCGAGAAGATGAAGGCTAAAGCCAAAGCCCTCGCGGCTCCTGGAACCCTTGAAAAAGGTCAGGCTACCACGCAAGCTTCATGGACGCCTGCGGAGGCTCTTAATGCTGACGCCAAGACTGGCATGCGCCCAATTTCACAACGCCAATATAAAAAGGGCGGTCATGTTGATGGAAAGGCTGCAAAGCCACGCGCAGACCGCAAAGCCCGTAAGTCAGGCGGTAAAGTAGAAACAGAAATTGGCGTCGGCATGGCCAATAAAAACATGAAAGAAGCCAACAAAGATCGCCCAGGCATAAAACATGTTGGCGCCTTAAAGCGTGGTGGAGCAGCTAAACGCGCAAGTGGCGGCTTGGCTGAAGAATTATCAAAACCTGTTTCTGATTTAAGAACCCGTCTTTCACGGGAAGATCGCCGCAGAAAAGAGATGGAGCCCGACAGCAAAGGCAGCGGTATGTTAAGCGGGTTGCTGGGTAAAAGGCATGGCGGAAAGATTAAACGCGCCGAGGGCGGCGGTATTCTTGATAAGAAAGCTGTTGGTGATGTTCAGGTTCTTCCAAAACGCGGTAAGGCTGAACATTACAAAAAAGGTGGAAAGATTAAGCGCGATGATGGCGGCAGAACGCTTCCTTCTCCAGAGGAGGCAATCGGCTCAGAGGTCCGTATGAAGGGCCTGAAGGTTCTCCCAAGCCAATCAGCGACGTCTGAAGCAAGAGTAACTCCTTCCCAGCTTCGCCGCGAAGAAGGCTATTCAGCTGCGGATATGAAAGCTTCCCGCGCAGGCCGTAAAGATGGCGGTAAAAAATGGATTCAGGAAGCGATTGAGAAGCCAGGCGCTCTTCGCAAATCACTCGGTGTGAAGGAGGGAGAAAAGATCCCCGCAAAAAAGCTTCACGCCGCCGCTGAGAAGGGCGGCAAGCTGGGTAAGCGCGCTCGATTGGCTGAGACATTGAAACGTCTGGGCAAAGCCACTGGCGGGTCTCTTATGGGCGTTTTGGACGCCAAAAAGAAAGCATCCAAGAAGAGCGGCAAGAAAGGCGGAAAGACGGACATAAGCATCGTCATTAATGCAGCCAAGCACCCATCTAGACATATGGCGGATGCTTTACCTGGCGGCGATGCTGGCGCTCCTCCTTTGCCTCCAATGCCACCTGCTCCACCTATGCCAATGCCACCTGCTCCGCCCATGGGCGCTGTTGGGCCTGGAGCTCCTCCTCCTGCTCTTCTTGGCCGTAAGGCTGGCGGTCGCATTACTAAAGTTGCCAAGTCCTACAAGGACATGGAGGCTGGCGCTGGGAGTGGCGAAGGTCGTTTGCAAAAGACGGACATTGCCAAGCTTCATAAAGATGCACCTGCTCGCAAAGCAGGCGGGCGCATTAGCCGGATTGCAAAATCATATAAAGATATGACTGCTGGCGCAGCTTCTGGCGAAGGTCGATTACAGAAAGAGGACATCGCGAAAGCGAAAGTAGGTCGCAGCAAGTAGTTGTTGTGATAAGGGGGTGGCGTTACCCCTTCTCAAATGCCACCCCTGTTCTTACATGAGAAGGCGAGTGAGAAGGGCTCGACATGACATTTACGACGCAGCAAGCGTATGAACGCGAGCTTGCAAAATTGATTGATGTAGAAATTGAAAGATTGATGGATGCAATTTCTAACGGTCATTTGGAAGATTACGCCGAATATAAATTTTTGGCGGGGAAGATCGCGGGCTTGCGCCTTGCACAGGAATATCTGCTTGAAGCCGAGCGGATATGTCAGGAAAAATACTGAGAAGAGAAGGGAAAACCATAAATGTCATCTATGATTATGGATCACGACATTGATCCTAGAACAAAAATATTAAGCGAATTAGGTGATCTTTCGTCTATTGAGCTTTTTAACAATCAAATCCTTGCGGCTGTTTATATCAGGCCAACAAGGACAAAAAGCGGAATTTACTTGTCTGATAAGACGGTTGATGAAGACCGTTTTCAGGGCAAGGTAGGCCTTCTTGTTAGTATGGGGCCTTCCGCTTTCCAAGATGATTCAGGCGCATGGTTTAATAACGCAAGCTTTAATCTTCATGACTGGGTTGTTTTCCGCCCTTCAGATGGTTGGAGTATTGTTGTTAATGGTGTTTTGTGCCGGATAATGGCTGATACGCAGGTAAAAATGCGCATACAGTCTCCTGATATAGCCTGGTAAATATCAGAAACAATTTTTTAAGGAGATATCATATGTCTGATGAAGAAAATGGCGTTGAAATTGTTTTTGAAGAGCCAAAAAAAACAGATAAAGAAACGCCTGAAATAGAAATTACTGAAGAAGAAGATACAAAACTCGCCAAAAAGAAAGAAATTGAGCCTGAAGAAGGTATCAATGAATTAAAAAGAAACCTTGAGCGGGAAAAAAGAGCACGAGAAGACGCTGAACGTCGAGCTAAAGAAGCATATTTACATGCTCAAAAGGCCAGCGAAGACAAAAATGAGTCTGACTATCAATTAATCGTCAATGCGATTGATACGATTAAAGAGAGAAACGAAGTTTTAAAGACTGCTTACGCTGATGCCATGGCGGCAAATGACTATAATCGCGTTGCTGAGATACAGGATGCGATGACAACGAACGCCCATCAGCTTGAAAAGCTGAAAGATGGCGAAAAGGCAATGAAAAAACAGATGAAGGATGCCGAAAATGCGCAGCCTGTTCATCCTGTTGCGCCTCCAAAGGGTGATATTGTTGATCAATTGGCTGAAAATGTATCGCATCGGTCTGCGGAGTGGCTGAGGAGCTCTAGAGAGTATTTAAAGAGCGAGCGAGAAGTCAGAAAAATGTTTCGGGCGCATGAAGATGCCGTTGATGATGGTATCCAGCCAGATACGGATGAATATTTTCATTTTATTGAGAATAGATTGGGGATTAATCGTGAAGATTCTTCAGAATCTCCCCTTTCAGCCGCATCAGCCCCTGCTCCTCGCAAGTCTGTAGCGCCACCAGCGGCGCCTGTGTCACGAGGTTCAAGCAATAGGCCTAATGTTATGCGATTAACGAGGGCTGAGGCTGATACGGCGCGAGATCTTGGCATGACGCCTGAAGAATATGCCAAGAACAAAGCCATGTTGATCAAAGAAAATAGATACAACCATTGAGGATTAGATAAATGGAACAGCCAATTCAAACCCGAACACGCAAAAATAGTATTTTTACAAAATCTATTAAAAATGAAGATACAGATGTTGCTACAGAGGCTCCCTCTATCAGGCCGCCCATTAGAGAAGATGACCCAAGGGCTGCTGCTGCGCGTCGTGCAGCTGAACTGCGTGGCCATCTTGGTGAAGTAAATGACGGCACAGATGAGTTCTTTATTGATCCTGAGATTATCCCAGATGGCTGGGAATATCAGTGGAAACGTCTGACGGTTTATGGCCAAGAGGATCCTGCCTATCAGGTTGCCTTGGCTCGTTCTGGCTGGACGCCTGTCCCGACATCAAGACATCCAGAAATGATGCCTCATGATACAAGAGCTGAGTCAATAACGCGCAAAGGACAGATCCTTATGGAATGTCCAAAAGAGATTATTGACGAACGTAGAGACTTTGAATTGAGAAAGGCTCGTTCTCAGGTTAGATCTAAAGAGGCTCAATTGGCCGGGACGCCAGATGGCACACTTACAAGAGACCATGCCCAGGCGCGTCCTCAAATTAAAAAGTCTTATGAGGCTATGCCTATTCCGGAGAAGTAAGATGACCAAAGAGGGATTTAAGCCTTTTTTTGAAAACTCTCGTTTGCAGCAGCGAATGGACTTTTCATTTTTTAGACTTGATCCCTCTTTTTATTTTTTATCTCCGGGGTCTGATAAATCTTATGAGCCGGACGTCGAGGCAATATCAATTGCTTGCGGGCAGGACCCGCATTTGTTTTTGAAGTATCTCAATATAGAAAAACCAAATCTTGGTTACGGATCTCATCCATTCTATCCATTGGATAAGGTAGATTGCCGTCACGTTATGATGTCTATTTTGTCTTTCGGAAAAGTTAAAAATGCGAGGACAGTTTTAGAAATTGGTGGAGGGTGGGGTAATTGGTGCCGCCTAAATATGACCGCACATCCTATTGATCACTGGTCAATTGTAGATTTAGATTTTGTTTTAGAATTGCAGAAATGGTATTTAAAACAAACTCTTAGCCAAAATCAATTTAATAAAATATCGTTTATTGACGCAGAAAAAGAAAATTTTCAAGGTAATTTTGACATTGCAATATGCGCTCATAGTTTGAGCGAGTTGAGTATGGATGACTTCAACAAATATTTGCCTGTCTTAAATAGATGCAAATATATATTTTATGCATTTCATCGTCATTATCCGACAATCAATATGTCTCTTGAAAAGGAGGATATTTTGATGAAAAATTTTTCTATTATGCAATTAACGCATAGTGAGGATGGATTAGTTCATAATTTGCTTCTTAAAAATAAAATATCTTACTCAGACTAGCTAGGTCAATATAGAAACAGATTTGTAATTTTTTGATAGCAGCGTTGTCTAGCCAAGGCCATAATCATAGCTCGTCTTGGCTACCCCTTTGCATTTTATTCATTGTCAATATATAATGGCAACAAGCCATTAAATTGGCTTGGGCTCCCTCGGCGTGGAGCATTAACTTTCCCCTGGTTCTATAGTCGCCCCGGTGCGCGATGACAGAGCCTCCTGTAAAAAGGAGATTCCGTTATGGCGACGAATAACGTCTCAGCGCCTTTCGGTTTTCGCCAGTATGCGGGCAACGGCTCTGCTCCAACCTATGAGCAAGTCCAGTTTCCAATCGCATATAATTCGACGAATATATTCTTTGGTGATCCAGTAACGGCTGCAAGCGATGGCACGGTAGCGCAGTCTGCGTCTACTGGCGCTACGCCAGCTGCTCTTGGCATTGCCGGCGTTTTTGTTGGCTGTAAATATCTTTCAGCCGTTCAGAAGCGCGTTGTGTGGTCAAACTACTACCCTGGTGGAACTGACCCACAGTCAGGCACAATCTATGCCTACATTGTCAATGACCCGAACGCTAAGTTCGTTGCTCAGTCTGACTCAACAGGCATTGCACTGACGGATGTCAATTCAACGATTGGCTTCGTGATTGGCTCTGGAAATACTGCAAATGGTATTTCTGCTGCTTATCTTGATACGACAACCATCAACACTGCTACCTACGGTGTGAACAATCCGTTCAAAATCGTTGCTGTTGTGACGGATCCTCCAGGATCTCAGGGCACAATCTCCAACGGCACCACTGGCGGCACCAGCGGCCAAGGCTACGATTATGCCATCGTTATGTTCAACGATGTCTTCACTCGTAACTTCCAAGGCGTCTAAGAAGGAGTAAGGACCAATGGCTGTTAATCTCTCTGCCATCAAAGACCTTCTCCTCCCCGGCCTCCGTGGAGTTGAAGGCAAGTATGAGATGATCCCATCTCAATACGACAAGATCTTCACGAAGCATGATTCCAAAATGGCGCTTGAGCGCACTGCGGAAATGCGCTTCTTGGGTCTTGCTCAGTTGAAGACGGAAGGCGGCCAGACCGCTTTCGATAACTCAGCTGGTGAGCGTTATATCTACAACCAGGAGCACACTGAAATTGCTCTTGGCTATGCTATTACGCGCAAAGCCATCGACGACAACCTGTATAAGACACAGTTTATGCCGTCGAACCTTGGCCTCATTGAATCTTTCCATCAGACGAAAGAGATATATGGCGCCAATGTGTTGAATACGGCTACGACGTATAATGCTTCTATCGGCGGTGACGGCGTCGCGCTTTGCGCGACGAACCATCCGATTGATGGTAGCACTGTAGCCAACAAGCCTGCTGTAGACGTTGATCTTAATGAATCAACGCTTCTCAACGCGATGATTGCCATCCGCACGAACTTCAAAGACCAGGCTGGTCTGAAGATCTTCGCTCGTGGCCGTCGTCTTGTTGTTCCACCACAGCTCGAGCCTGTTGCAATTCGTCTGACGAAGACTGAATTGCGCCCAGGCACGGCAGACAACGATGTGAACGCGATCATGATGACTGCAGGCGGCTTGCCTGAAGGCTACATGGTCAACGACTTTTTGACGTCTGCTTATGCTTGGTTCTTGCTGACGAACATTGACGGTCTTTCTTACATGGAAAGAGTTAAGTTCGAGTCCGACATGCAGGTCGACTTCGTAACAGACAACCTTCTTGTGAAGGGTTACGAGCGTTATAGCTTCGGCTATTACAACTGGCGTTCGATTTACGGATCGTTCCCAACGTCGTGATGATAATATGGCGGGGGCCTCTATTACATAAGCCCCCGTCTTCTTTCTAGGTAATTTAGTCGCGCAGACCGGCCTAGCGGACGCTGCACAGACTACGCGACGAAACCTTGTGCAGGAGGATAATATGGGAACAACTACGTTTACTGGGCCAATCACGGCTGGCGACGTTCTTGATACAACAGGTTCAACTGTTGGATCTTTAAAAAATGTCGGATTTGTTAATATGTCGCAAACTGTTGCAGTTACACAGGCGACAAATGGATCGACAGCAGGACTTTACACAACAACAATTGTAATTCCTGCGAATAGTCAAATTACATCAATCCGCCTTTATGTAACGACTGCATGGACTGGCGTTGCCTCAACATTTAATATTGGCACAAGCGCAACCGCAACAGAACTTGCTGTTGCAGCGACTGCCACCAATACAGGTGCGGCAATTGGCATTGTCAATGTTGACCCTGGCACGAGTGCTACCCGTGTAAATAATTGGGTTGATGTTGGAACAAGCGATGTTCAAATATTCATGCTTTCAACAAATACAGGCTCTGGTGTTGGTTGGCTTACGGTCAACTATAATCAAGCCATGAATCTCGTTGCTTAATAGGAGGCTAAGATGGGTTTTTATGAAGGACAAGACGGACCTGCAGTTGCAAAATCTGCAAAGTCAAAATCAGATGGCTTTAAAAAAGGCGGTAGCTGCATGAAGAAAGGCGGCAAGGCTGTTATGTCTGAGGCATCTAAGGCTAAAAAGCCTGCTCGTGCTTCTGGCGGCGGCGTTCTTTCGTCTGCTCATTCAGGCACGCCTCGCGGCAAAGCTTCTCATTACTGAGATTTGTCGGTGCTAAAGTCGACGGGGGTTTTTGGGAACCCTCGTCGTATTCTTGGAGATTAGATATGGCAAAAACGCCCGCTTGGCAAAGATCAGAAGGCCAGAGCAAATCTGGCGGGCTCAACGCCAAAGGACGCGCTTCCGCCAAGGCTGAGGGTCATAACCTGAAGCCGCCGGTCTCGAAAGAGCAGGCCGCAAAAAGCCCTGCTGCCGCTGATCGCAGAGATAATTTTCGGGCCCGTATGTGCGGGATGAAAAAAAGATTAACTTCTGCTAAAACGGCTCATGACCCTAATAGCAGAATAAATTTAGCTCTGAAAAAATGGGATGTTAAATGTTAGCTTGCACGCGATGCAAGATTGAAAAGCCTGAGACGGCAAAATTCTTTCCTCTTCATAATAAGAAGAAGAATGGATTAGATAGCTGGTGCAGAGATTGCAGAAACTCTTATAGAAGCGGGATCAGGCGCGGTATTTACAGAAATATGATTGAATACAAAGATTTAGCTTATTTAATTGAAACAACCCATAATTGCACAATATGCGGAGATGTGTCTGACCTAGTAGTAGATCATGACCATAAAACCAATAAAATTAGAGGGATGCTTTGTAATAGATGCAATCAGGGATTAGGCCAATTTAAAGATGACCCTGAATTGTTAGAATATGCTAGAATATATTTACTGACTTCTAGTGGGGATGCAGAAGCAGATTTATACATAGAGAAATATGGCGATGAGTTTGTTTGTGAGGAAACATCAAATGTCTAAGCCATTTTGGGAGAAAGATGCACCTAAAGACGCAAAGCATAAGGCTTTAAACGCAAAAGGTGTTAAAATGGCAAAAGCTAGGGCGCGGGCGGCTGGTCGCCCTTACCCGAATTTAGTTGATAATGTTGCGGCTGCGCGGGCCCAGCACAAAAAGGAAAAGCACTAATGCGTCCAATTACCGTAACAGTCTCTGACGCATCTGGGGGCGCTAAATCAAGCGATTGGATCCGCTTTGATGATTGGGCGCCATCAAATATCTCAATCCAATGCAATGTCACAGGAACTGTGAATTATACAGTTCAGTCAACATTGGATGACCCAAACAGCCCAACAAACCCTGTTGCGTCTGGAAGCGTTACATGGGTAAATTCTTCTGACTCAGCTGTTGTTAACGCAACCACAACCAAGCAAAGCAATTTCCTTTTTGCGCCAATTTTTGCTCGGGTTCTTCTAAATAGTGGCACTGGCTCAGTTGTCGCCACGTTTGTTCAAGATAGCAATGGACCTTACTAATGTCTGGACTCTCAACTGGCGTAGGATTATCCGTTGCAAATGCTCCATTTGCGACAATTCTTGATACGACAACGCAGTCAATAGCTGTAGCAAATACTCCTCAAGTTGTGACGTTTAACACAACATCAATTTCTGATGGGATATCTGTTGTCACATCTGGAGGCAAGGCTTCAAGAATTACAGTTTCACAAGCCGGCAAGTATCTTATTGTATTTTCTGCGGTAGCAAATAACTCTGCAGGAACAGATGGTGGCATGAATTTTTGGTTAAAAAAGAACGGGACAAATATAGATAACAGCGGCACATATGTTACAACTGTTGTTGCATCTCTTTATATTTGTGCATCGTGTTCTTTTATAGTTGAAGCAACATCAAGCACAGATTATTTTGAGCTTTGGACGCAAGGTGCATATACAACTCAATCAGTTGCTGCTCTTGCAGCATCTGGTGGCGTTCCTTTATCTCCATCGGTGATTTTAACAATTAATAAAATATCAGATTAAGGATGATTATATGCCAACGAGCGGAACATATACGTTTAACCCCGCTCTTGGCGAGCTGACGATTTATGCCTATCAATTAATTGGCATACGTCCAACTGCTCTTTTACAAGAACATATGGATGTCGCGAGAACGGCGACAAACATGATGTTTACGCGTTGGAGCAACCAGGGCGTTAACTTATGGCAAGTAGATCTTATTACAGTTCCTCTTATTCAAGGAACTTCTACATATAACGTAGATGCCAATACTGTTGTTATGCTTGACGCCTATATTGAATATGGTTCTCCTCCTATTGATAGAATTATTCTCCCGATTGGCAGAACTGAATATGCTTCTTATCCAAATAAGCAGCAGCAGGGTTTCCCTACGACATTTTGGTTTGACCGTCTTTTGTCTCCAACTGTGACGCTGTGGCCTGTCCCAGATGGTCAGCAGACTTATTTAAAATATTATCGAGTTATTCGCCTTCAGGACGCCAATATGAATGGCACTGAGCAGGTTGATATTCCCGCAATATGGCTTGAGGCCATGGTTTATGGCTTGGCAGAGCGTCTTGCTCAGATCTGGTCTCCAGATAAGGTTGCCATTATGAAGCCAATGGCGGATGAGGCATATAATATAGCTGCGGCTCAAAACGTAGAAACAGCGTCAACTTATATAAGCCCTCAGATTAGCGGGTATTTTAGATAATGGGCTACGCCTCACGATCAGGCCGCGCACAAACATCAGCTCGTAACCCGCGTGCTTATGGCGTATGTGACCGCTGTGGGCAATGGTATAATCACGACAGATTATCCTGGCAATTTGACTGGCGTGGCGCGAGTTTGATGAATACGCGCATACTTGTCTGTAATACCTGTTTAGATGTTCCTCAAACACAGCTTCGCGCTATTGTCGTTCCCGCAGATCCAACACCAATAATTAATGCCCGTGTTGAATCTTTGGTTACTGATGAAACAAATTATCGATCAACATCTGGTCAAAACACCATTGACCCAGCGACTGGGATCCCTGTTCCGGGAACAAATATTCGCGTTACATCTGTTACAAGTGGTGGTTTGTTATTATTAGAAAATATTTCTGGGGCTATCTTGCTTGAAGATAATGTAAGCTTCCTTGTTCAGGAAGGAACGGTCCCTATAGCTACAGATAATACTCGTGTTACGCAGCAAATCGGTGGGACGAAAGCTGACAAAAGCCAACAGCCTGGATTAGATCAAAACGCTATTATGCCTCTTCAGACGATAGGCAGCTTGACGAAGGCGTATTATGTAACATTATTGCTCGTTTCTGTTATTTCCGATGGCGCTGGTAACGTAAATGTTACTTGTTCCGTGGCTCACAATCTTTCTACTGGGGACCAGATCTCCGTTGAGGGTCTATCAAAAGCCACTGCAAACGGATTTTATACTGTAACAGTCACGACTGCTACGGCTTTCACTTATCAGGTAAATCCTGTATTATCTTCCGGTTCTTTGTTAACTGGCACGACAAAAATGGTTACGGCGAACGCCGGATTGCCATATAACAATACGCAGATACCGCAGACAGGGCCGCTATCTTGAGCAATATTCAAATTTCCAATTTACCAGCAGCCGTTTTTATTAACGGGTCTGAGGAACTTGAGGCAGTCCAAGCCGGAACGTCTGTTCGAGTAACTGCGGCGCAGATATCTGGGCTGACGCCAGGCCCAACTGGCCCAGCTGGAACTCCTGGCGCTCCAGGTCTGTCAATAACTGGCCCAACTGGCCCAACTGGCCCAACTGGATCTGGCGGCGCTCCTGGCAGCATTTATACCACAACCAGTAATTCAACTTTGACAATTGGTTCTGGAACCAAGAATTTAGTCATAGGGATTAATATTTCATATACGGTTGCTCAGGAAATTTTAATTGCTTACGATTCTACTCATTATATGATCTGTTCTATTGTTTCATATAATGCAGGCAGTGGCGCATTAGTTGTTAATGTTGATTCTTATGTTGGTTCCGGGACCTATTCACTCTGGACCGTTAATATTCAAGGAGCTCCTGGCCCAGCTGGCCCTACAGGGCCTTCTATTACTGGCCCCACTGGCGCTACCGGACCTACGGGGTGGACAGGCCCTTCTGTTACTGGCCCCACTGGCGTTACTGGCCCAACAGGCTGGACAGGGCCTTCTGTTACGGGGCCTACAGGTTGGACGGGGCCATCTGTTACAGGCCCAACTGGCGTTACAGGGCCTACAGGCTGGACAGGGCCTTCTGTCACGGGACCTACGGGCGCCACAGGATGGACAGGGCCAACGGGCTGGACGGGGCCTTCTGTTACAGGCCCTACAGGTGCTACTGGGCCTACGGGCTGGACAGGCCCTTCTGTTACGGGCCCTACTGGCCCTACAGGTTGGACGGGACCATCTGTTACGGGCCCTACAGGCTGGACAGGACCAACTGGCTGGACAGGTCCTTCTGTTACAGGACCAACTGGTCCGACAGGTTGGACAGGGCCATCAGTCACAGGACCTACAGGATCCACGGGCTGGACAGGTCCCACGGGCTGGACCGGGCCTTCTGTTACGGGCCCAACTGGCCCGACCGGCCCTACGGGGGCTCAGGGTAGTTTATATCAAACAACAAGCTCAACAATTTTAACAATTGGGCTTGGATCACAAAGCTTAACTGTATACGTCAATCTTTCTTATACCGTTGGTCAACAAGTAATTATTGCCTATGACGGATCTAACTATATGGTTGGGTCTGTGACGTCTTACAACCCAACAAGCGGAGCGATGGTTGTTAACGTCACATCTGTTACTGGGTCTGGGACTTATTCTCTTTGGAGTGTAAATCTTAACGGAGCTCCTGGGCCCATTGGCCCTACCGGCGCTACTGGTGCTTCTGTTACAGGACCTACGGGCTGGACGGGCCCTTCTGTCACAGGGCCTACAGGCTGGACAGGGCCTTCTGTTACAGGACCTACAGGGCCAACGGGATGGACGGGGCCATCTGTTACGGGCCCCACAGGTTGGACGGGGCCATCTGTTACTGGACCTACAGGTTGGACAGGCCCTACAGGTTGGACAGGCCCTTCTGTTACAGGACCTACAGGCCCAACTGGTAGCACTGGCGCTGGCGGTGTTCTTGGCTATTACGCGAATTGGTCAAGTTCATCAAATCAATCAAACGCAGGCGCATCAACGGCAAATGCTGTTACATTTAATACAAATAACGGATCAAGTGGAATTTCTGTCGTAAGTAGTAGTCAGGTAACATTTACTTATGGTGGCACTTATAGCATTCAGGCTCTTCTTAACGTCACAATATCGACGGGTGCCAATCCTAATGTATATGTCTGGCTGACCAAAAATGGTGCGCCAACTGCTGCAAATATTGCCAATAGCACCCAAGATTTTCAATTTCTTGGGGGGGCTGGTGCAGTTCAAATTACTCCACAAAATTGGATATTAACAGTCAGCGCAGGTGACTACATTACCATTTATTGGCAATCGTCAAATACAAATGTATCGTTAACAGCATCTGCGGCAACTGGAAATTATCCAGCATCGCCAAGCGCATTAATTACAATTTCTCAAGTTATGTATACCCAGCTCGGCCCTACAGGGCCTACAGGCTGGACAGGGCCATCAGTCACAGGTCCTACAGGTCCTTCTGTTACTGGACCTACAGGCTGGACGGGGCCTTCAGTAACAGGCCCTACAGGCCCTACAGGTTGGACGGGTCCTTCTGTTACGGGACCTACAGGCTGGACAGGACCTAATTCCATCGCGGTTGGAACGACGACTGTATCTGGTGGAACGAGCGGAAATTTTCTTTATAATAATAGCGGAACGCTTGGTGAAAAAACTCCAGGAACAGGGGTCGCTACCGCATTTACTACAGCTATTAACACATCAGGCGGATTTGCCACTCCGTCGTCTGGCACAACCAGTATGACGACAGGATTTTTGTATATATCTGCCGCAGCTGGTGCGCCTACGGGTGTTCCAACATCTGTTACTAATATGACACCGTTGTATTATGATACGACAAACAACTACCTTTATGTATATAATGGGGCTTGGAAGCGCGTATCATTTGCCGATAACTTCTTGACGCAGGAATAAACAATGTCAAATAAGTCTATTTCTCAGTTAACAGCCGGTGCGTCGGTATCTTCAACAGATATCTTCCCGGATGTCCAAACGTCTGGTGTTGGCCCAGTAAAAGTTACGGCTGCACAGATTGGCAATTATGTCCTCAGCGGATCTGGACTTACGGGCACACTACCAGTATCAAACGGCGGCACTGGCCTCACCAGTTTAACGGCTGGATATATACCGTATGCTAGTAGTTCGAGCGCGTTTAGTTTTAGCAATTTGTATTCTGATGGAAGCAACCTCGGCCTAGGTGTGACGCCGAGTGCTTGGAGTGGGATTAAATCTTTAGATATTGGTAAGTCAGGGTCATTTTATGGTGATGGGATAGTCATAACATGGACATCTGGCCTAACTCAAAATGCGTATTATAATTCGGGGTGGAAATATAGATATAGTTCAATAGCCGCACAAAGATATGAAATCAGCAACAATTCACATCAATGGTATATAGATGCTGCAAGTGGAGGCGGCACCGCCGGAGGCACCATCACCTTCACTCAGGCGATGACGCTGGATGCTAGTGGCAACTTAGGTATCGGGACGACTACTCCAAGTAGCTATACTACTCGATGTGCGGCTGTAGCTTCCCTAGATTACGGTGCTTCATTTACGGCTGTCAGTAATTCATCAGCAGCAAACTGGGCAAGAATTGATTTAAAAAACGTAAATGTTGCTACGAATACATATTTGTATAAAGATCAAAGCGGTTTGATGGGCCTCTTTAATGAAGGCGCTCACGCTATGACTTTCGGCACTAATAATACCGAACGTATGCGCATCGACAGCAGCGGAAATCTGTTGGTTGGGCAAACCTCAGTCACAAACACAGCAAAATTATGCCTTACTCAAGCAACAGCTTATGCTTCCAATACATACAATACTGTTGCTTCTACAGTTGGTACATCAACAGTTTACAATCAGCAACAATCTACGTCAGTCTCCACAACAGCGACTGTAATTTTAACTCCTAATTTGTATGCTTCATTTTGCGTTGTATTTGGATCGGATGGAACTAATAGATTTATGGACTTAATTATTGGTGGATTAGGCAACGGTACTATAGGTGTCGTAAGCTCATTCTCCGTAGCTGGCTCTCCCGCCGCTAGAACATATAGTCAGTCAGGATCAACATACAGATTAGCAATGGCTTCTGGCACATACACTGTGCAAGTCGCCGCTTTATCTATGAACGGATAGTAAAAAATGAGCAACACATACACTTGGCAAATCGCCCAACTAGAGTGCTATCCACAACACGACAATCATACAGACGTTGTGTTCACCGTCCACTGGCGCAGACAAGCGACAGACGGAACGCACACCGCAGACATATACGGAAGCCAATCCGTAACATTAGATCCAGCCGCTCCATTCACAGCCTATGCTGATCTGACAGAAGCACAGGTTATCGGCTGGTTGGAAGATGCGTTTGGCGCTGAGACACTCGAAGCACAGAAAGCTTCACTAGACAAACAAATTGAAGACCAAATAAATCCACCCGTTCTGCGTATGCCTAATCCTTGGGTAGCATAATGATTAATTACACTTGGCTTGCCGAACGTCTGGACGCTTATCCTGAGAAGGACGGGTTTAACGATGTCGTCTTTGTAGTGTTCTGGCGCTGCAATGCAGTTGAC